TAGGTTGCCATCTCCTGTAGCTCCATCAATAATTGGACCTACTTCATCTAATACATTGTCAGCTAAACTTTTAGAATCTAATTTAACTTTTCTAAGACTACTTTTACCTTTTGTAACAGTACCTTGGTCTATTGCTTCCATTAAAGGATTTACTCTACGTAAACCTTTTTGCAAGTTTTTAGCACCTTTAACACCCTTACCAGCAAATAATTCTGGTACAAGCTGATAACCAGCATCAGTTAAACCAGATAGTATGTCAAATGATTTAGAACCTGGTGCAAACACTTCTGCTGCAGTTACTCTACCTGGTGAGTATTCAAGCAATAAATCTCTATCTGCCCATTCAGGTCTGTAATAATCTTGTTGTGACTGTCCAGCCCAGAAAAATCTTTGTCTAGCTCTACCAGCATAAAAATTTACTTTGTTTGGATTGTAAGAAGATGTGTAACTTATTTCACCATCTTCATTAAAAGCATATCTACTTTCACCTGTTTGTGCATCATACTGTCCTGCTAAAGGAGTACCTATGTTTTTGTAAATAAAGTCTCTAGCTTCATTAGGAGACATACCGTACTCATTAGTAAGTTTTACATAGTAAGGTGTTTTTTCTGCTTTAACAGATTCTAATGTAATTTTAGTAGCTCTATCAAAGTTTAATGGTTCTCCATTAGCTACAGCTCTAAACATAGCAGCAAGTACAGGTTCTCCACCCATCTTGTGTGCTTCCTGTACCATATCTATTTGTTGTTTTAATTCTTCGAGAGTACCGAGTTCTTGTCCTAAACCTTGTACTTGAGTACCACTAAGGTCTATTTGCAACATATCTTGTGCTTTTTGTGAGGTATAACCTTTTTCTAATAGTTTATCGTATTCGCGTAAATCTCTAAGATATGCTTGTGACCTACCTACTTTCATAGGTTGACCTGGTGTTACAGCGTTTGTAGCACTTGCTAGTACAGACCATTTACCTGAAGGTCCTACTGTTTGAAAAAAAGCATCTAAAGCAGCAAATGCCCACACACCGTATTGCACATCACCTGGTTTAGCTCCACCTGGCATAAAGCCGCCTGTTAATAAATCACCAAAAGACATCTTCATATTGTCTTCTACATGGTCATATTGAAATTCTTGTTGTAATTGTTTCCATAACTTAGCTTCGTTATATATTTTACTTGTTTTACTTTCCTGAGCTATATCAGCTACAGCTTGAAATTCAGGAGGTATACCTAAAATACTTAGTCCTAATGCAGTACCTGTATCTAATTCAGTAGGATATTTTTCTAAGTTATTAAGTATTGTTTCTGGGTCTTGTTTAAACATAGAACCATATTGCAACGCTTGTAAATCTACCTGTCTTCTTGCATTGAGTACATCGTAATACTCATTCCTATCTCCTAGTAACACTGTTAAATGTTCCTATTATTGATAATCTCTAATAATGTTGGCGTAGGGTTGATTTGATACAAAGCTTGTAATATTGCATCTGTGTTATCAGCCATCTGTTGCTGTGGTCCTGCCCCATCCCCTATCGGCAATCCCTGTGTTGCTGGTTCTCCAGGTCTTTCAGTAGGTGCAAATACGTTAGGTGCAGTAGGAATACCCTGTTGAACTGGTAGGGGAGCGGCTTGTTGTTGTTCAACAAAAGCTTTGTTTGCTCCATAATCAGCATCAGGCAATCTTCTTAAAGGTTGTTTAGAACTACCAGGTCCGCCATCTGTTCTTTGCCCACCCTGTGGTGTAGCTACAGCAGCTGGTTTACTTGGTTGTCTATATCCGCCTCTACGATTCTTTGCCATTAGTAAAATCCTTTGTAATTAAAATTATTATGCCTTCTACTGGTTGTATGATTTGTGTAACTGATTCAGATAAAATATCTAATTCATCTTCTACACCGTATGTTTCATACACTAAATCCCAAAATTCTGTATCAAAATATTCTTGCACTTTACATTCCAAATGCTTGAGCCATTGTTGGTACATTTTCTCCACCCATCTGTTGTTGCATCATTTGTTGTTGTATCATAGCTTCTTCTTCAGGAGACATTTGTGGTTCCTGTGGAGTATAGAATTGCTTCATTATCTCAGTAATGCCAGAAGGATACTCATAAATAGCTATAGCAGCCATTGTTGCTTGTGCATCTCCTTGTGCAGACCTAGCTAGAATACTGTCAAACAATACACCTTCTGCTTTATTTTTTCTAATACGTTCTTGTACTTTAGCTATATTCTCTAAACCATCAATGTTATCTTGCAATGTCTCTACGTCTATAACACCAGCTTGTAATAATTGCAAACCAGTTACAATTTTTTGTGGTTCATCAAACCCAGCCATAACACCATAGATACGTCTTGTTCTATAATCCCCACCTATATCTGCAAGTGGCTTATAATTTTCTGCGAATGCTGAACCATTAAAGTAACCAGCCATAGGTTTTTTAGATATGCCTTGTGAGTAAGATAAAACTACATCCATCTCTAATCTCTTAGCATCCATTTGCGTTATAGCTGTTTTAATGACATCTCTGTATTCACTAATCATTAAAGACATTGTGCTATTTAATTCTGATAACCCTGCACCAGTAACAAAAGAGTTAGGTGACTGTGAGTCATCAGTAACTGGGTAACCACCAACCATACGTAACTGTCGTTCCAATCTATCTATTTGTTGGAATAACTGATACGGTATGTTATTCATTGGTTTAGAAACCTGCGTACCTGGAGCTAGATAATTTACTGCAAATCTACCTTTTCTGTATTGTCCAGATTCTATCTCTCCTGATATGTTAGTTTCTGTAAATACGCTATCTTCCATAGCGATTGCTGACATAATGTTAATCTTTGCCATCATTGCCATCAAACCTATTACGTGGTCGTATTGACCTTTAAGTTGGTCAAAAGAAACTTTTTTCATAAACACAAACGGTGGTGTAGATAATACGTTTGGTATAAAGTCAAGAATCATATTACGTTCTGGGAATACTACATAAGTACCACCCATGTCATAGTATTCAATAATTCTTACACCAGAGTATGTGTTATCTTCCCAACCCTGTTCTCTGTTATTTTCATAAGACATAAAAGGAGTAGCAGTATCTGATTGTACATCTGTATCATCTTCATCTATTTTTAAAATTTCTTTAGAAAATTCTGGATAAATTTGTGCGAGTTTATATCTAGGCACACGTCTAATAACAGCCATTTCTCTTGGTTGTTGGTCAGGTCCAAAGTTTCCTGGGAATGTATCGTAAGGGTCTCTAAGTTCTGCTGATGGATAAAAGAAACCATTAACATCTCTTTTTGTTGTTATTACCCAAGCACAGTAACCATAACCAGGTAACCACCTAGCTGCTTGTTGCAACTGTGCAAGTAACCCTTGCTTTTCATCGTAGTTAGAAACAATACGTTCTAATTTTTCTGCACGTATTTTACTTCTATCAGAATCATTATCATTAGGTACATCTACTCGTACTTGAGGTATACCTGAAATCTTTTGTGCAAGTCGGTCAATACCAGACTGCAACATGTTAGGAGCTGGTAACAAGTCAGCATCAGAGGTTTCCATTGTGTTACCTAGTAAAGCTTTAATACCATCTGCACCACCATTAAGTATTGCTTTTATTCTAGCTTTCTGTACTTGGCGTTCTTGAACTAATTTACCTACTGTAAGCTCTGAAGCATTTTTTACAATTTCTTGATATGTTTTAATGTCTAGGTTTTCTATGCCCATGGTGCCTCATTTGTATCGGTCATCTTATAATCTCCATAACTAGGATTATAGTCTAATCCCATGTCCGCAGTATGTTCTTTTTGCATACGCCTAAAAACTTTCATTGGAAACCAACTAGCCATAACTATATCAGTTTTCTCTTTGTTTCTTTTAGAAACAGGTTTTCCATCAAAGTATAACAGTTGTTGTCGATATTTCTGTACTTTTGCACTACTTTCTCCATCACCCGTAGGTAGATGTATTCTTTTATCTTCAAACAAATCTGCCATGGCACCTACACCATATAGTGGGTCGTGTTTGTTTTTACCTGTTAAGTGTCCTTGTACTGTTATACCACTACGTAGTGTAAATTCTTTTATTGCAGCATCTTGACGTATAGCAGTTTGGAAACCATTTTCTTCTACTATCCAATGTCTACAATCATATTTGTGTACCCAATCTGACATTTGGTCTAGTGCAGCTCTAATACCTCCACCTCTTCTATTTTCTAAGTCAACTAAAAATAACTCACCACGGTATTGGTCTATACCCCATAGTACTGATGCTTGATACCCTGATGATGCAGGGTCAAGTCCAGCTACTAAATATAAGTTTCTATATACTTGTCCTAGTACTAAGTCAGGTCGCATACATTGGTCAACTATGTTCATAGTAAATATTTGTGTACCTTCTACGTATGCTTGATTAAAGTAAACCATCTCAAATGTCTGCCTACCACCTGTAGATTCAGCAGAGTGTAATCTAGACATTAACCATTTAAAAGAACGTTTGTTAGACCATAACATACAGTCAACATGTTCTGTTTCTAGGTGTTCAGGTATTTCACAATCTAATCTATGTGCAGTTTCTACAATACTTGTAAAGTTATCTGATTCTAAAAGATGGTTATATAAATCATCAGGATGTTGTCTAGACCCAATAACAATTACAGCAGTGTGTTCCTCTTTACGACTTGATAATGTTGTTGTCCACCATTGTCTAGTACTTTCTCTCGCACCAGGTTGCATAGTAGTTTGGTGGTCTTCAATGTCATCAGCAATTATTATGTCACAGTCACGTGATAGAATCTTTCCACCTTTACCTACAGCTACCATTGTTGGTGACTTAATACCTGCAACAGTTCTTGTACCTACAGTAAACTGATTCTGTGACCAGTTTTTACCAGAACGGTTATCTGGCTTAAAAGATGTACCTGGTACACAATATGCATCTCTTAACTCTTCGTTTGTGTCAAGCACGTCTAGGACTGCGCTAAGGGCATTCTTAGCTATATCTTCGTTCCCACCTACCCACATGATACGTGTGTTTGGATTCTTGCATATCTGGTACACAGCAAAATGTATTAACAGTTCTGTCTTTCCATGTCTAGGGGGGCTTAAGATAAGTAACTCTTTACCGTTTTCTATACTATCTATAATGTTATTTATCCAGTTAG